TGTAAAGATATCTGCTTGTTCCCTAACAACGGCGTTTTCTTGAAAATCACAAGCGGGAACTGTTAAGATAGCTAAAACTACAATTAACCAAAAAATCAAGGCTTTAATCATCCTCCTATCATGCATTCGGCGATTGTAGAGTATCTCCTTTTCAAAATATTTCATTTTCCTTTAGTCTCCTAAGCTCTTGTGTTAATTCACTGATGCGTTGCTTCTTCCACTGTTTTTCATGATTTATTACTCTTTCCTTTTCTTCCTCTGTCAGATTATACCAATTACCGATTCGAGTAGTTCTTTTAACACTATCAATCCTATCTTTAATTCTTTTGATTTTCTTTTCAATTTCCGGCATTAACTAAACTCCCTAAAATGTTACTATAGTTTCGATCACTTCCTGACGCATTCTTTGATGTTCTTCATCCGTGCATGATTCATCCAATGGAATTTCATCATTATTTTCCCGCAAAGGGGTATATCCTTGACCAACTAAATAATTTTCTAATTCTTCACCGCTAATGTCAGCCAACATTATCTCATCTGATAATTGGACACATGGCTGAAATGCTTGACCTGTTTTCTCCACCATTTCTATATAATTCTCTGCTATATGAATTTGCTTTTCTTTATAGTCAATTCCATATTTTCCTAAGACTTCCCTAATACCTCTACTCCATCCGCATTGTGCTTTTAGATATGCTGTAACCATTTTAATTTCTCCTTAGATTATAATTTCTGTGATTTCTTCTTCTTTAGTAAAGGTGTTATTGATTTCCACCTCGGGAAACTGTTCTTCAAATTCTGAAATTGGTAACATATGAATTGCATCCCATGTCAACTTAGTACAAACTCTAGCACAAATTGAACATCCGATGCACTCATCATAACGGATAACTACTGGATTAATTGGTGAATTTCCATTTTGATAATCATCAACTTCTATGCAATCAACAGGACAAAATGGAATACAGACCTGGCATCCGGTGCAATTTCCTGTATCTACCACTGCTATAGACTTAGGTTTTCGTGTTTTATTTCCTATCTCAAATGGTAAGTTGGGAACCGTCTTATAGTGGTCATACTTTCTCATAGAGATCAAATTCTCCTTTTAGACATGATGGGCATCTAACCTTTCCTCCCAGGACATGTTCTATGTCGTTATATCTATTTAGAATTTTATCATATCTCGGAAATTCGACATTCATCGTTGATCCACAGTTTTTGCAAATTATATTATATTTTTCACCTCCTCCTTTAGAAATTCCCCACATACTAGGTCTTGCACCATCAGGTGATGTACTATCTGGTATATCGTAATGAACACTAAGATTAATTTTCTTCATTTTCTTTCACCATTTCCTCATAAGACTCATCATAACCTTGCTCTGCATTTTTATGGGATTGTTGGTATTCAGCTTCCATGGTCCAATAATATTCCCGATTCGTAGTGATCTGAATCACATCCCACCATACACATATATAAACAATCACCAACATCCAAGTTTTTTTAAATTTAACCACGAGTCCCAACAAACCTAAAAATACAAGATAAGGTAACAACTTTACTGGAAAAGCTAACAATGCACTTAAATATGTACTATCATAACAGTAAACCCAAAATTGCAAATCACCCGCAACAGTTCGATCTATATACATCACAAACTCACGTACCAACTCTCCTATGATATAAGCAGGAAGCCACATATTAATACTTTTTTTATAAAAATCACCCAGACATAAAAAATGTTGACTTAAATCATCACTACTCGGAAGACTCATATAGATCATAAATATCATAACAAAATAATTAAATACTTCAAGATACATAAATGTAAGTGGAATTTCCCAGGACTCATCCACAAGAAACAATTGACCTCCTGTTCCCTTCTCTCCCCATGGAGAATAAGACCAAAACATATCACTCAAAGCAAAAAAGGTAATGGTAAATATATGAAAATAGTAAAGATAGCTAAAGAAGTGTTTTTTTCTATTTCTGATATGAACTGTCATAGTTTCTATTATTTTAACTATTGCCAATCCCGTTATAAGAGTACTGAAAGTTGTAGTAATACCACTCTCAAACATTTCTCGTATGTCTTCAACCCACAGTTTCTCATACTCATTGATATACTTCATATCACTACCTCGCTATGAAACAGAGCCATCTCCCAAATCGCCACATATCCCGTAACATAATTTTAATTGGTGGAAAATCAGCCCATTTGGGATTTTGAGCATCAATACCCCAAGCTGTTTCCATTCTCCAAAGTATCCACCTACTTGGTGGGATTGGAATAAATGGAAATCTTCTCCACCAATTCTTTCGTCGGACCGCCCAGCCATAGGACATCAAAGTTTTCAATATCCTAAAATTAGATATCTTAAACATCTAATACTTCCTCATCATCAAATTTCAATTTACTGGTGAATACTTCATATTCCATATTAACATCAGTAATAACAAATTTATCATGTGTTTTCTTAATAATAATTTGCTTCTTGAAGAAATCAACCAATTGTTCTGGTTCCATACTCCAATCACAACTAACCTCAAAATCCAACAACAGAGAAACCTTATAATTCTTGTTACTTAACTTATCAATCATATCTTGAAAAATCCCTCATCATAACAGTAAACCAATATAGTCCATTACCAAACCATATCAATATAATAATACAAGCTATAAGAAAATCCATCAGACTATCAAATCGTGAGACCCGGACTTTCTCAAATCAATAAACATTTCATAAAGAACATCCTCAACCTTATTCTCTATAAACCACATAGACCACTGGATATATTTTCCTTCCCATATAAGATAAACCTTAATTTCATCAGTATCTCTTATATTATCACCCGACACAATAAAACCATCCATATCAACTTCTATAGAACTCAGATCAGGCTCAACCATCAAATCCTTAGTCTGCAAAATTGCAGTTGGTTGAGCTAAACATTGAATTGGTTTATTAAAAACTCCTTTTAATGTTTCTGGAAGTGGAAGTGGGTAATCAATGAAAACCTTATTGAACATCTTTCTTCCTCTTACGCTTTTTCTTCAATTTCTTGTTTTTCTTTTTCAATTTGTGATTCTCTTCCAATACCAATTGCATTTCTTGTTTTAAATGAAAAAGTTCATCCTGTAAATCACTCATCTCATCCTTAATCTGAGTTCTTCGCAAATTTGCTAATTCTATCTGTTGTTCCAACAAAGCTTCCTTCACAATATTTCTCCTTTCCCACCACTTATTAGACATAAATTAAATCCTCAAAATAAAAAGCCCGACTCAAAGAGCCGAGCTAAAACCTGGCCTGCACAGGCCTAAAAATCATTTTCTGAGAGCTTTCCATGATACAGGAAACTCCTTTGATGCTAATTCATCTATCTTATCTGATACAATTCGTGTCTCCAATTGTGCATCTGGCTTAGAGCGTAAATTGCAAACCCTAGCAAAAGCCATTAGTGTACCACTCCAATACCATTCTGTCATCATTGATTGCGGTAAAACCATTCTTGCTTGCTCGGGACAAACATCGGAATCTAGTAATCTAATATATAAATTCTTACAATGACCCATCAAATGAGGATATTCTTGTGTGAACATATTAACTATAGTAACGTTAGCATCCGATCCTTGCTTTTTATCCTTGACTTTAGCTCTCCATGCATCAGGTGTATGGAATTCCGGATCACTATCAACATAACGCCTAGAAACTTCATTCCAGACTAAACCAACCTGATGCTTTACCAATTGCCTAGCAACAAAAACAGGAGCATCAATATGGAACTGTAAACTACAATGACCAAAGGGAGTCCAATGGTTATGAGTAGCAAGATACTTAATAAGTCTTTCATCTTTACTATCAAATTTTTTCTTTTTCTTACCAAATGAAACTCTAGCAGCATTCACAACAGATAAATCTGTTCCCATTTTATCAACTAATGTTACGTTCATCTATAATATACCTCACCATCTTTTCACCCATTTCATTCAAATGCTTTAAATATCGACGCAGCAAAATACCAACCTCACCACCTGTTAATGGTGAGTGATATTGTATTAAAACACTAGCCCTTTTTATTTCCTCGCTGGTCATACATCTTATCCTTTTCTTCTTTAATTGGATCTAACCATTTAGTCCACCATTTAAAGTCTGAACGATCAAAGTAATCTAATCCACGAACTGAAAGGAATCTCTCATTATTAATAATCATATCCCTGATACAGTCTGCTACCATATCAGGTTCTTTCTCATGTAAATCAATTAAGTAATGCCCAAACACATGTCTGGGCTCTGCTTCTGGTGATAGTTTTACCAATTCCGCATCTGTATATTCTTCATCCCTGGAATAATCAAATTTGGGAGTTGGTATCTTATATCTCTGACATAATTGAACAAATTCATTAACTATCATTGTCCACTTTTTCATATTGCTCGTCATCACAAACCTCACAACTATACGGACTCTCTAGGTAATATGCATAGCTATCCATAAATCCATAAACTAATAAAAACGGAATAACATATCTAGGAGCATTCCTCACAAAATCATAAAAAATATCCATACCATCAACCCTCACATATACGATAACACTGACAAGTAATGAAACACCCATTAACCATAAAAATAAAAAATTAAGTAATTTTAACCAAAGACTAACGTTTTCCTCCAAAATATTCCTCTCCATGTCCTTCATTGATTAATTGTAAATTGATAGATCGTCTATTTCCTTCATCACCAACTATAAGATCACCCAAGCATCGGCCATATTTACCAACACCATGTGATTTTAAAGTAATAGAATTATCATTTTGATCTAATATTTCGATAAGTCTAGCCTTAGCTGCTAAACCTCTTTTCTTTTCTTCTAGGTCTCTGGTTCTACTTTCAGGAGCATTAATACCATGCATCCGACAACGAACAGACTTCCAGGTATCAAATCCTAAATCAACCATAAGGTCCACAGTATCACCATCAACTACCTTGATAACTTTAGCATTATATTCATACATAATAAAAATTTCCTAATTGGTTGGATTATTGGCTAAAATGATTAGTGTAAACATAACAATTATGCACACTAGTTCAAATTCACTCATTTTCCTCCCAGAAAATATAAAGTAATAAGTGCTTTACCAATTGAAATATAGACAATACCCATAATAGTAAGAATTAAGGCAAGAAAGATTTTTACTATTATCTTTTCTATATTTATCTTATGTTTCATCAAAAGCCTCGAAATGAGGTATCATTGATAGGTGGCCCAGGGATATAATCCTTAGGACCATTCTTTTTATCTTTTATTTCTTTAAGCTCTTTCTGCAACTTTAAATATTTCTTTTCTAGTTGGTGGTATAACTCTTTTAATTCGGAATTTTCTTGTTTTATATCATCAATATTATTACTCATTATGCAAACATCACTTCAGAATTTCCATAAATTGATTTAAGTACTCTCTGAAGATTCTTCAGTGATTCCTCCAATTTTTTATTTTCATCTTTTAATTCATGATTTTCATCACACAAACGTTGAACTTCTTTTCGCAAGACTTCAATTTCCTTTTCAGGACTCATACTATACTACCTCTTCTTTTTATAGTCATTCTCATAAAAACCAGGTCCTTTAAAAACTGTATGAACTGGTTGTAATACTCTCTCAAGAGATCCACTTTTAGGACCACTAGAATCTGAATATGGCTCCTCACAAACACTCTCACATGTCTTGAGCGGCTCATCATTAATTCCTTGCAAAACTTCTATATATTTATTACACTCCGAGCATTTATATACATAAACTGGCATTGAATCTACCTCATAAACTGGCATCACAAATCTCCGATCAAATCCAAACAATCCTTAGCTTCAGTAATCTTCTTCAGTAAACAAATAACTTCCTGCACTACTTCTGAATGTTCACCAATTCCAGCAGCATTAGCTAAATATATTTTAAGATTTGCTTGATTAACTTTTAATTCTCCCTGAAAATGGGCCTTAGCTGCATCTAATATAACATCACTCAAATTATTCATTATGTCCACTCCTGTTCCGACAATTCTTCTGTTTCTAAATCAGTATTGTCATTAATATACTGACCATATAACATTGCTACTAAATTCCAAACTTCAATCTCCATGTTTTTAACTAGTGCATGAAGATTGGAATCTGGATTATTATCACAGTATTCCTTAACCTTTTCTTCTAACCTACCAATCAAACTCTGGTTGGACCATTCCATCATGCTTTTCCATAATATTTACATCATCTTTGTTTAAGTAATGGTCTGCCCCAACAACATTCTTATAACGTGAGTTATTCCAATACAAATAAGCTTTCACATTTTGGCCACTAATCCCGTAATCCCGCTTAACTGGTATACCATAAGCTTTAATATACCATTCTTCATCACCAGTTTTCTCATCAACCCTAGCAACTTCAGAATCATTTATTAACACCCTAGGACCACTAGGTAAAGCATAAATTGCTTTATTCCACTGTATACCATTTCTTCTTAAAAATTCTTCTGTTTGCCATGAATGTCTCTGCTCTCTAGCAGTGGTAAGAATTATATAATCATTACGTGGAATTTCATTCATAAACTCTTGACTTAAGGGAAGCATAACTTCACCCAATAATTCAGTCGGCATATCTAAAACTGATTTTGTTGTACCAAACCAACCAGGCTTATGGACATAACCTTCATTTCTCAAATTCTCAAGAATTTCATCTAATTGATCATTATTCCTATGTTCTACTATTGTACCATCAATATCTAAAAACCACGTTTTCTTTTCCATTAGCTATATAATCTCCATAATAATAAAATACCAAATTTAACACTCAAATAGGACATAACTCCTATTATCACTCCATTCAAAATAAAAGAAACAAGGATTGCAGTATTCTTACGCAATCCCATTCTCACCAATATTTTATGAATCACTTTTCTTTCTCATCAAATAACCGTCATCATAAACTCGCAAACAAGGTCCTATTAAAAACTTTTTGCCCTTGATCATATCTAACCAAGGAACATCAAGCTCTTTCATCAACTTAGGAATTTTACCAACTTTATCTAAAGGTATAATAAACTCAATAGGACAACCAACTTTGATTTCTTGCTCAATAACACTCTTCCAATTAATCTCATTATACTGATTTAGATTTACCAGTCTCATCCCCTTAGTCCTCCTTTATTGACGTATCTTCGACTTAACTCGACTATAGTATTCCAATCAACCAAATCACACACTTTAGCTAAGTGAGCATAATCACCACTCTGTGTAAAAATATATATCTTCTCATCGTGAGCTTCCTTATCCCACTCACTATAACTTATATTTCCAATAATCTGTGATTTAGGATCATAATTAACAATAACTGAACCATATCCTGTAGTATCTTCTGGTGAAGAAATGGATAACCAAATATCTCCATTCTCACTATAGCGACCTGCATCCATAATACGAGGAGTTACCATTCTAAAAAAATCTTCCATTACATATTTCATATCAGTCATACCATTCCTGTGCTTTACCTAAATAATATTGATCTCTATTCTTACCAACAGTGCTAAGCCACTTATCATATATCTTTGGCCATTCATTTGATCTTATTGCGGTAGGTATAGGTCTTTCTTTTAAATTCTTAGCAGCCTCATCAATATCGTCTTTGTCAAACCAATCAAAATCATACCAAATTCTCTTAATAGTAAATCTAGTCATAATTCCTTCATTATACATTTTTTGATCTCCCTCGACAAATAACGTAATGAATTCACCCTTCCAATCTTTAAATATCTCTTCCGCTAAATCAAAAAAATCTTTAGTCCATGCGTATAAGTACTGACCTGTGTCTTTCTTCAATCTCTCAAAATTCTCAATTATTTCAGCATTAGCAGGATCACTCGCATACATGTAGCTAAAACTCCATTTCCTCAATCCTTGATGTAATTGAACAAACAAAGGACCAAAATTTGCAAAATCCTCTGAAGCTGCAACTTCATTTAAATCTTGATGTAAAGCAAAATTAGAATTTTGAGGAAATGCTTCTGCTAAACACTCTAAGCGTTGATCAAATCCTATATCACTGGCATAATCGTCCATCACCCCATTTCGGAATTTAGTCAATTTATCATGATAATCACGAAGAAGTGAATCACCTTCTTGTGTTCTTCCATCAAACTTAATGAGATCAAACCATCTATTACCATCAGCATCAGAAGATGACCACACATCACTGGTTGATAGAACAACAACTTGACCTTCTAAATCAACCATAATTCCACCACTAGTGGCAACACCACCAGCCATTCTCTGTGCTTCTTCCTTTGCTCTGAGAGCAGTAAAGACGGATATCTGTTTAGCTGTATTTTCGATTTTGGAGAAATTTTCTAAACCATCTAGATTAGTAACATGCAATGCTCTAGTCCTTTTCAATTCTCCCACAATTCTCTCAACCATTGGCTTTGAGGATGGAAATGGAAGTCTATATGATGGTCTCATCCAAAACTCATAGGGTTTAGATTTGTCATCTAAAAACGATTCTTTAATATATTTTTTAAAGGATAACATCTATTTTATTCTCCGATACATATTCTTCACACATATCCCGAACAATCTCATAATCTATTTTTTCATTTTCACGCATATTTATATAATAGGCCAAATCTACAATATCAATTCTCTTACCAAGTCTTTGTGAATTTTGAGCCGTTTTAATTGAAACATCTATGCAAGCCTTCAGTTTTACCTTCTGACTTTCTTCCAAGTTCTCTCTAGATTTGGGTCGTAATTCCAATCTTCTAGTGTCCCCTTTCCGTCTTCCGTCTGCCATCTATCTTCTCCTATATAACTAAGTCTAATTGTATCAGTTTTATCACCGCCAATCATAACGGTGATAAAACTATTTGCTCCAAACTCAATTATCTCTCCAGGACATCTTATACCATCATATTCAAATTCAACTATTCTCTGTTCTAATTTCATTCAAACTCCTCGGGAATTAGTCCAGGAAATGCTTTATTAGCAACTCTTGCAGTTAATCCCTTATATGGTAATTTCCTCTTTAACATGTGAAATACTAATTCTGCTTCATCCTTATGTAAGGCTTCTAACATCTTAATAAACATTTGCTCTCTTTTAATCTGATTAACATTTCTAGCTTGAACAGGAAGTTTTCCATCGAATTCCACATAAAAGTAAAATGCTGTTGCAGCATTCTCTAATTTACCATCAACCTCATCCCAACTATCTTCCTCATTTTCCTCATAAGGTGGTTTAGAATCAGGAACCAACCATTTCAATCTTCTATCGAATGTTCCTCGCAATACTGCACGAACACCAGGAGTATCATTCTCCTTTAATATTTCTGCTTTTTTGTTAATCGACTTTTCACCACCAACTTCACTAAACACATCATGTATATTTCTCATATTAAAATTCTCCAATCTGTTCCATCAAATTTTTTAATCTGTTAGCAATAAAATAATTAAATATTTTACCTCTATCATTTCGAGCATAAGATTCATATTCATCTAAAATAGATTGTCTTATGTTATCAGGTATAAAATCAAAATCAACCAACTTTTGATTTCTCTTATAACCCTTCATCATTTTACGATCACAAAACACTTCAGGATTCAACTTCTTCCAATGATCTATCTTTTTATAGCTTAAAGGTGTTTGTCTAACACCATCAACAAAACAGCTATCTTCAGATAAAAAATTAGGAATCCCGTCTCCTCGATCACCCTTCATGATGTGTTCACGCTTAAATTCTATTGGATTTTCTATTTCAATGAATTCTTTTTTGGTAGGACTAAATTGTCTAACCCAAGGAAATTTAGTTAATTGTCCAAAATCCTTATCACTAGAAACAATAACACTATCTTGTTTTAAATGCTCAGCCAAAACAGCAATAATATCATCTGCTTCAGTATAATTAACTTCCATCGTAACGTATGGAAAAACATCTTTTATCTCTTGTTTAATTTTATTCAAACACTCAAAGAGAGAATTCCAATCTATATCAGATTCCTCTCTAGCCTTTTTTCTGTGTGCTTTGTAATATTTGAATAAATCCCTTCTCCAATATCTTCTATTATCACAGCAAAGAATCAATTCACCAAATTCCTCTTTGAATTTAGTTTTATAATATCGCAGAGTATTTAGTACAGTATGTCGGACTAAATCTTCTTCGATTTCAATTGTTCCCATATTTAATTGCTTAACAATATTGGAGATGAATACCTGACTATAATCTACAAGAATTGCCATTAGTAATTCTCCTATCTTCTTATATTATTTATTATAACATATTGGATAGAAGAATGTCAAGGCTAAAACACTAATTTTCGCAACTTTTTTTCTAATGTGTTGTCATACTCTTCAGGATGCTTATATATCCGTTTTCTGTTATGAACATCAAATGGTGCTATATGATTAAGCAATTTCAATTTTAACTGATGGACAAATTGATCATTTTTAATTACTTCCCGACGAATCATTTTAATATCATTGTTAAATGGAGCCCAATTAAATGCCATGTGAAATAGTATATTAATATCTTTACATTCTCTAGCAATTTCCATCTTTTCTTTAGAGGAAGCTTCCTTCAACACCAATGCCCAATCATGTAAATCTAATTGAAATTTAGAATTAATTCGCTTAACTTCCCTTTTTCCGATTCCCTTACCAGAGATAAATTTTTGTACTTCACCAATCCCCCAATTAGCTAAATGGGCAGCAATAAATCCTTTGGCAAAATCTCCAAACCCTTCATCTAATATCTGAACATAATCTTTCAATGAAGTTTCAAAATTTTCTTTCACTAGTGCTTCACCCTTATCAAGATATGCACTAAAATAACGAGGAAGCTCATGATCTTCTACATACTGTACACTTTTACCAATCTTAACTTCTATTTCCTTTTCTATTCTTGCTACATGTTCTTCTGGATCATCTATGGTATTCTGGAGAAAATGTCTAGGTGATGTGTCCAGAATGTCATTAACAGCATCTCTCATAAAATAGCAATTCTCTATTTGTATGTCGCTAAGAATAACTTCATCCCACATGGAAAGTTTAGGCTCTTGTTTAATAATTAATCTATTTTCCACTTCTCTCTTAATAATATCTATATACTTTTTAACTAGAATTTCTATTTTTTCCATGTAGTGTTTGATAACTTCATATTGCATTTTACCAAGAACACCCACCATATGCTTATCAAATAAAGGTGGAGGACCTTCAGGTAATTCCATCAACAACAAAGCAATAGCCGGCTCTCCTCCACCTCTACCATGCTTAATTGCATCCATTACATATTGACCTATTTCTTGTCTATCACTATCGGCAGTCTTTCCAAGTTCTATCCATTTCTCATGCAACATAGTCTTAACTTCTTTAATGAAAACATCAGCAGTTGCATCATCATTACCAAATAAATTATATGCAGGAATCCATCTCATTCCATCACTATCTACTTCTGTATACACATCCGAACCAGCATGTAAAACAGGATAGCCTGTACACTCAAAAACAATTCCACCTTTAGTAGCGATACCACGATCTAAAACAGAAAAGGTAGTAATTCTAGCCATAAAAGAAAATTGAGCAGAACTACCCCTTTTATGGTGATCTAAAATTCCTTTATAAACATCAAAATCAGTAAGGTGTAAAGCTTTAATTCTTTCTCTTGTACCTAATATTCTATCCCACATGGGCCTAGAAATAGGAACATGAACATCACTTTCAGAAATAATATGTCTTAGTTTTTGTTTGTAAATTGATTCTTTAAGAGTGATCATAGTTCCTCCAAAGTCCACATTAAAATTTTTCCGGTATACTTTACACCATCTATTTCAAAACTATATTTATAAAAATCGTTAAATCTCATCACCAATACCATCAGACCATCCTTTTCCTCTGAACCAACGGTTCATTATGTTACTATTGTAAAAGGCGTATTCTCCAGAGTCCAAGCGTCTATGTAAAACGTTTTCTTCAAATTGATACTTACACTCATAATAACCAAGTTCTGTCTTAGTTCGACACAATCGTAGAATTTTAAATTCAAATAATTCAATAGCCTTCTCTGATATTTGCTCATTTAATTCTTTATTGCTTCCTGTATATACACGCCAATCAGAATCCTTTCTAACTACTCGTCTATTTTTCCTACCAGCAACTTTTCTCCTCTCTGTAAACTGCAACTGCTTCTTTCCTATGTACTTTCTATCATTGGTTGTATCTGTTATCACATACACAAAACCAAAATACTCACTAGGATCAAATTCTTCACACAACCAATGACCATAATCCATTATCTTCTGAACGACCTCTTTTTTGTCCTTTTAGGTAATTCTACTATAACCATCTTGGAATGTCGTTCCATATCTTCAATTTCAACAACTTCTAACTGACGACTAACATTATCATCTGGAAATAACTTAATTTCCTGTTGGTCTTCTATAGCTTCGATTAAATCTTTTGCCATAATAACACGATCTTGTATGAGAGTAATATTCAAATCCCTATCTTTCTTAGGATCCCAAACACCAACATGAATACCCAATACATTTTCTTCCTCATTGAAATACAACACACAATTGTTATTAGCTCTCAAAGAAAGCTCTCTAGCCAAACTAGGACCAATATTTATATTACCAAATTCATTAATATACACATGATGGGAACCCGATGATTTTTTAACCTGAGTAAATCCCATATCCTTCAATTTACTATTCATCTCACTTCTCCTATTATATCAAGAATAATACGGATTTTCTCCCGCATCATGATTTGTGGTATCTACAATTTGTTTTATCTCTGGAAATTGGGACTTGATTTGCTGGTCTACCGCATGTTGTAATGTATATTGAGATGCAGAACAACCCTGACACCCACCCAACATTTCGATATATAAAATACCAGCATCAATGCCGACAACTTGAATATTTCCACCATGTGATGCAATTTGAGGATTGACCGTTGAATCAATCAATTCCATTATACGTTCTTCCAAATCACTTGCTTCTGGTTTGTTTGGGTTGATAATATCAAATCCCTGTACATTCAAATCCTCTTTATAATCAACTGTAGCACCATCCAGTACTCTTAATGACCGTTCATCTACAATCATACTGAATTTTTCTAAATCGAAGAATGATTCAGTTTCGGTATAATCATCCTTCCGAAATTCTAATCCAATTCCATACTTGTAATCAGTTGCGGTTTTCCCCGTAACCTGAATTCTGAATAGGGTAGTCTCAGCAGAATAATCATCATCACTTTCGATGATACCAGAAATTTTCTCAATTGCCCTTTCTGTAACTTCAATCATATACTAAAACTCTCCCCACATCCACAGGTTGAATTTGCCTTTGGATTGCTAATCACAAACCCGTTACCCATCAACCCATCCTCATAATTTATCTGTGAACCAGCAACATATAAAAACGACCTCTTATCAACAATAATTTTGAATATATCCTTGACATTGAACACCACATCACCATCATCCCAAATATCATAGGATAGATTATATTGAAAACCAGAACATCCTCCACCTTCAACCTTAACCCTAAGACCACATTCTTTATATTCTTCGCCTTGTTGATCTCTCATTCGCATTGCGGTTTCTAGTGCTTTATCAGATATAGATAACATCTACTTTCCTTTATTCTTAGCATATTGATCTGCTACTTTACCCGGATCTATTTCCTTAATTTTTTTAAAATTTTTAACTTTTCTACCTAGAATCTTCTTCTTATCACTAGGCCACATCATTCTAGTATTTTTAACATATTCTTTAAATTTTTGCATCTTCTCTCTCCTTACAAAAAGTTAAAAATTCTCTCAACTCTCTAATATCCCTAGATAAATTACTAATAGAAGATTTGAGATCCGAGAGACTCTTTTCCTTATTTTCTGATAGACTATCAAAACAAAAATATTTAAATTCATCTGTGAATTCTGTAATTTGAGAATAATCGGTAATACCTCTAACATATTCATATTCTATCATAGCTTCTTGAATCATATCTTCAGCAGGAGAAATTATCTCCTTCTCAAAATATTCCAATAAATCCGCAGAACTTTTTTCTTTGTATTCAGTAGCAACCACATACTTATTCTTATTATAGATAATGGGAATTCCCACATTACTACTAACAACTAATTGACCTTCAGACAAATTTTGCTTGATTGATGGTCGATAACCATTCCATTCAGAACTTTCAATAGAATTTATCTTGGGTTTATGCCAAATTTTAGACACATTCCTTCCTGAAGGGTCTAACATAACAATTTTTGATTCAGACAATATATTCTCATATCCAATATTTGAAGTTGTAATGCCTCCACTGGCAGAAACAAAATCTCTAAAATTTAGCATAAACTATTCTCCATTTTAATGTATTTATATATTACATATATCCTAACTCATATTTAGTAATAATATAATCCTTAACAATTGGACCTCTAACAATATCTTCAAGACCAAATTCGATTACATCAAAAGAATCCATCTTAGTTAATATTGTCTTAAAATCCAAAATTCCATTTCTTTCAAAATCTGATCTAAAATCACTTTGCCTAAAATCACCAGCAAAAATAATTCTAGAATTATCACCTATTCTAGTGATAACTGAATCTAATTCATGCATATTCATATTTTGACACTCATCGACTATAATCAGTGCATCATTGAAAGTTTCACCTCTTAAATAAGAAGTTGTAGCAAACTCAATTATATCCTTTTGCCATGCCATATTATAGGCATCTCCACTCCTAAACAATTCCGAAAAAATAGATTTATAAGGAGATTCATAGACTTCTATTTTTTCTTCATAAGAACCAGGCAAAAAGCCAATATTTCTTGTAGGAACTACAGAACGAATAATAAAAATTTTATCAAATTTTGGTCGATATATATTTTGAAAAAATAAATCGAGAGCTAGATACAAAGCAACAAATGTTTTACCAGTACCAGCAACACCATGTAATAATAAATTTTTTCCGGTCTGAAAACTATTAAAGGCTTGTCCTTGATTTTCAGTTAAAGGTTGAATTGTTGAAAGAGATAAGTCCATACGTTTCCTTTTAGCCATTAGATCCTCCTTTACAGATCAGGAAGATATTCTGAATCAATTCTCCTTTGTCTTTTTTCAGCAATTTTCTTCCGATGATCCTCGGATTCTTTTTCTAATTCTTCTTGGTGTTCTTGTTCTATAATAGGAATAGCAGAGAAGACTCTTCCCAGCTTCATTATTACAGCAAAAACAGAAACTGCACCTGTACCACCAACTGCATAAATGAAATTATCACCAATTACGCCTTCAAATTCACTAAGAATTGGCAGCAAAATACTAATAGTACTAGTAATGCTTGCAAATCTATGCCAATCACCTTTATGTGCTTTTTCTAATTTTTTTGTAGTATTACACTTCTCATCACTCATCTTCTTCCTCTGAGTCATCACTACTCATCATATCAATGGGTTCATAACGTAACATATAAATTGGAACACCAGATATACGAGAAATTCTGAGGTCTTCCATGACTTCACGAAAAACCTCAGAAAGATCCATTATTTCATCATCAAAGTTATCATCACAAATTTTAGACATAATAGTTTATATATCTCGGTGTCCCTCCAATACTAAAGAGACTGTAGGTTTTAGATCACTGTTTACTCTAAGGTGAATTGCTTCCATCAATGATTGCAATTCATTTTGCCAATCAAATTCTTCAGCAAATTCTTCTTCACTTATTTGAATTGTTTCCATTAGATACAGTTCTGCATCTTCTTGAGAAAGTTGAGGAAATCTTTTAAGTGTTTGATAAATAACATCCTCATAGGCAATTTGCTCATCAACCGTTAACAACTGTTCTTCGTTTGATGCTCCACCCCAAACATAAGCTCCAAATGCATAACTGTCAAAGCAGAAATTTTCTTCTCTGTCAATAGAATCAGTAATGAAATCAAAGATTGCTTCGTTATCGTCGTAATATACTGGCATAATGTTTCTCCTATGGTTTTAATATGGATACATCTACAATATCTCTAAGGGATATTGTTGACTGTATCTTAGTTAGGGGATGTCTCAAATAAACTATATCTTCTAAGTCATCCCATGTTATTCTGGTAATAAATCCATCTAAGACTTTACCATTTTCTAAAGTTATTTCTATATAACTCTTAGAATCCTTAAAATTCCTCAATATTCCTAAAATCATTATACAACCTCACAGGAACCTCCAGAGCAAGCTAATTCAGATTGCAAATCGGTTTCATCATGTTCTTCAATTATTTGAGTTAAATCAATTTCTTTTATATATTTAGTCAATTCTTCATAGTCATCTTTTCCACAATCTTCAAATGGAGCTTGAACATAAGTTCCATTATCGTAGGGAAGAAAAGACAAGCCGTTAAAAGAATCTTGGTTTTTCCATAACCAAGAAGACACTTTACTCCATTCTTCGGGTTTAATAGAAACGGTTGCAGACACATTGTGTGTATTAGTTCCTTTATTGTGACCTGGTTTAACCCAATTCTCAGAGAAAAATTTAATTCTTTCTAAAAAATCAATTACTTCCTCTTCCCTTGTTATAGCTAGGTCTGGAGCTTTTATGGGTATGGTTATAACTGCATTTCTACCATAAACTTCATCCTCTACTAGCTCTGGAAGAGCATTCTTCAAATATTGATAGATAGCTTCATTTTTACCCACTCTAATTCTTCTTTTATAATAAGAATTGTGCCAAGAATGTATACCAGATGAAGTTCCCAATACTAAACTACCAGTACCTTCAGGTTTAATACATGTAACACGACGAGCAGGATTAATTCCTAAACTTTCCGCAACTCTTTTATTTTCATTTACTGCCGATTCGGCAGCTTCTTGCCAATTATACTGTTTATAATCAATAGAAGATAAACCAGTTAAACTAACCCCCAACAGAGCTTCCTTTTCTGTGGTAGTTTTCCATTCTGGTCTCAAATAGTGAAAATTAGTATAAGAAGCCTGTAATGTTCCTAAAAAGGCAGCCGCTTTAGCACGACTATTTAATTCTTCTTGTGAATCAATTGTAGCGGCATTAATTGAAGTCAAATTGCAAAACTGATAAGGCTTAAGTGCAATCTCACAGCAAGGATTAACACCATACTCTTTATCGTTAGTAAAATAAAATCCAGGTTCTCCAGAACCAGAATTTCTCAATACTTCCCACTTTTCTTTAAAGGTTTTATTATCAATCAACGAACGTTGAACAGTCATAGAATTATTAGATCTGGCTCTTTCCGGATATAAATGATACCATTCCACCTTTTGATCTTGACAAAGACGATCATAATCAAACTTAGTCAACCATGCCCTATGCTCTTTACCATCTTTTGTTACCAAATTTACATCATAAGCATCATCAGTCTTAGATTGAACAGAATCCAATTCTGCATCTTGAGGAGCTTTACAGTTTAACATGTCTTCATCATCTATATTAAATAGGGATATTAAAGCAGATCTCCTAATACCTCCTGCAAGAACAGCATCAGCAATAATACATTGAATATCATGAGCTTCCAGTGTGGTCAATTTAGACCCATTTTCCTTCCCATCTAATATTCCCTGTATCTTATTTAAACACTCCTTCAATGGTTCAGGACCTGGAGCCTTTCCACCAGAAGTGATTAATCTTTCGCCCTTAGCACGAATACCACGATAATCAAAAATAGGAAATGAACGATCAGCAAAATAAGCCTTCATTAAAACTTTAATTGCATCTGCCCAGCCCTCTATAGAATCTCCTATTAAATATCTACGAGATTTAGTAGGTTTGCGAATCTCCGGTAACTGTTCAACATGATGTTTTTGAACAGAAAATCCAACACCACATCCACATAACAATAAAAACATTGTTTCCCAAAAAGCATCTATCTCGGAAACAGGAAGATAAGAACAATTAAACATTCTTGCTGGATTTAGATTAATAGCTTCACCAGCAAACTGCATTGATCTCATACTAGGAATAATTTTTTTATTAAAAACATATTGATATGCATTTGTTATTTCATTCTTTAAGTGAGGATAATTTTCAATATGCATATCCATATTTCTTAAAACTGTTTCATTATATGTCTCACGTCGCTTTTTTTCAGAATTATATCTTGCGTACTTCATGTGATGGGTTACATCACTCATTATTTTCAAATTTCCAGACAACATTAATTACCCTCCAGGTCTAGTAATAGCTAAAAGTTTATCAATTTGATCCTTTACAATCTTTTGTCTATTTGGCCAATGAATATAAGGC